GTTGATCTTTTCCATGGCGATCGTGCGTACGCGAACTAAGTCACTGGGGCAATTCGCCTCAAAGACTGCGGAAACACGATTCCATCAACCAGGGGGAGCTTACCTCCCTTGGGGCTTCGTTGCACCTTATGCAGTGAAGGGTTCCTCTGGGTACGTCCAAACAACAGACGTCTCCGGGAACCTACGTGGTGATAATCCGTTCGATTCTGAACGTCGCGAGCTTAAGCCCGGACGTTTGAATGGACTCATCACGTCACCCTCGGTAAGCTATGGTTACCAATACAGGTTCAATAATACCATCGTCGGGATCATCGATCCCATGGATGCACGATTGAACTTTGCCTACGGCGGAGTACCCAGCGATTATATCAACAAGGTACTTTCTCGTGGCAATCCAAACCGACCAGATCTCGATCTATTGAACGCGATCTGGGAGTTGAAGGACATCGCTCATCTTCTGCATAAAGCAGTCAACTTGCATGCCTTCAAGCCTGGCCTAAAGCCTAAGTATGAAACCACCGGAACCAAAGGTTCTGGTACTACAACTCAGGCCGGCTATCATCCGCCTAAGGCGGCGGATTACTATGGACTCGCTGACCAAGCTGCCTCTGAGGCGGCTGGTGCGGGAGTCCAACAGGCGTTTGGATGGGGTCCATTGCTTAGCGATCTCCAGAAAGTATTGGGGATTGCGAAAGCAATTGACAACCGTCTTGGTAACTTGACCAAGTTGAAGCGTAAAGTGGTCACTGAGCATTTTAAGCTTAGTGAGAAGTCTACTGGTTCAACCAGTAGCTGGTACGCCGTTAATTCCATGGTTTATGGAACTTATGAGCGCCGATGCACACAACGTGTGTGGGCAATCAAACGACATACCATTCATGCAGCGCCTTATGCGCCGCCTCCACGGTGGACTCGCGGTGATGCCTTTCATTTGGCATTTAACGACGATCCCACCATTACGCTCTGGAACTCCCTACCTTGGTCTTGGTTAGTCGACTACTTCTTTGACGTGGGAACTTTTCTCGCGGCAACGGGCAATCGGATACCAGGATACGCTGTCCAGTCCATCTGCATCATGCAGGAGGATAAAACAGAGTTGGTAGGCACGTTCCAGAAGCTCCTTCCGGAGCCTGGATACAAAACTTGGTCTGGAGATCTCTCATATGTTCCGCTCAAAGCGAAGCATACCCGCAAACAGCGGTATGTTGAGAGTGATCCCTCCCCTCAGATTCCAAACCTGAAGTTCCTAGAACCTCAGCAATTCGAGAATCTGAACTTCCTTGTCACTGCGCTTTTCGCCAGAAATGGCGGCCGGCGCTACTCATAGTGACAATGCTCTTCAATCTCTACTGTAACTAGTAGTGTCCTTTAGAAAGACACACGTGTAACGAGTACATCACATGCTTGCAAACTCCTACGCCCTCACGTATAACGCTGAGGCCCTCAACCTGGTTCGTGTGAACCAGGATGCCTACCGCTCCACCTATTTCGGCAAGATCTCGACCGATCGGGACGTTACGCTCGAAGTGAGCCATACGTTCCCAAAAGATCGGACAGTGCCTGGTGTCGAGTCGCATTTGGTTAAGATCACCATGAATTACTATTCAAACACGGACGGTAAGTTGATTCGAACCGAACGTGTCTGGACTGTGATTGAGACCCGGAATGGAATCCAGGTCAATGCGGCCTCGAAGTCGACCTATGAACTCCTCACGGAGTTTATGTCGTCTGGTGTGCAGGATCAAGTTCTAAACCGGGAATCGTAAGATCACCGGTACTTGATAGATGTAGGGGAATGTTGCGTAACCCTTAAGAAAGGCTACCCAATATGTCCAACGTGAACAAGCATGTCGCCCTGTCTCCTCTCTACGCGCTTCTTCGCGACGTGAAGAGAGAACTGCCGACATGCAACCATGTTTCTCTACTCCTAGACATGGAGATCCTCAAAAGGCGTGTAGCCTCAAGAGGTCTTACTGTCATCATGGATGACTTGCCAACTCTTGGCAAGCTTTACGATAAGGGGCTATCTTCCGAATACTTTGATTGGGAGATGGTCCCCCACTCGCTCCGTGATGGAGATCGCTGTCTCTTTTCAGCGATTATAGAGTGGTCGTTCAGGAAGGAAGGGGCACTTATTGACCCCGACCCTACTGTCGTCTTCCTGACACGGTCTATCTTGTACCTCTTTAAGAAGGTTGAGATGGATGCATCAAAGAAGGCGCGTCAGTCAGCATTTGACGATTTCGTTAATACTGACAACGATTGCCGTTGGCCTAGTCTTCCCTGGAATGATGAGAACCCTCAGACTTTCGAGTCCGAGTTCTACTCAAGAAAGCAACTCGCTTTCTCCGAACTGGATGAAACCAGTCGTCTTCTCAGGATATTTGACTATGTCTCCCGGTGGATCGTCCCTCAGTCACGTTATATTGACTGGGATGACTACAGACCAAAACATGGGCCCGGTGCGGTCTCTGACTTGTCAATTGGAGAGCATAAGTACACCTTTCCCAATTGGCCCCAGAAGTTATCCTGGGTATTCCCTCCGAACGGCTGGGCGAGTCACGTGCACGATTGTGCAGGTGACAGCCTACCCGATTGGTGGGGAGTGACTCAAGCTTCGAAGCTTATTTGTGTCCCAAAGACACTGTCGAAGCCTAGAGTTATTGCGTCAGAGCCAACAGCTAACCAATACTGCCAGCAGGCGATCATGCAGTACTTCCGTACTAACATGACCGAATTCGGGCGGTGCATGGTTAACTTCCATGATCAGGAACCATCACGAGTACAGGCCTTATCGGCCTCGAAACATGGTGATAGAGCGACTGTCGATTTATCGGCAGCTTCCGACCGCTTAACATGTTGGACGGTTGAACGATTCTTTCGTCAC